TCCCATCACATGTTGGGACGACATCAGAGAGCGCAACGTCGCTTAATCGCCCGATGGGCAAACACTAGGAGCTAAACACATGAGCATTGCACAAGGTACGTATCAATTCGGCGTCTGCGTCGGCACTTCGATGGAGGAATGGCACAGCAAGGGCAAGAGCGGCACCAATTATCGCGTTGGCATATCTCGTCAGATTGTCGGCCAATTTGGTGAGACGCAAGACGTAGTAGAGGCAATCGACATTAATCAAGACGACTTCGAGCGCATCACGCAACAAGCGAAAATGCTCAAGGGCAAGCCAGTCTATATCCAGGTGATCGCCTCTGCTCATGCTGGTGGCCGCAGTGGCGCGTTCCTCAAGCTCCGAGCGCCGAAGGGTAGTAACTTGTTTCCCTTCAATCCTGCATCCGCTGTTCCTGCTGCGAAGGTTGGCTAATCGTGCAGTGCATCACGATCTACGATCGCGAAGTTGTTCTCGGTGGCATTCGCTACCGAGAGCAACTTATCGACATCGGATCGTCGCACGTGTTGGTGCGGAAGCGTCTGGACCGTCGGACGCCTTTCGTCAATTACGCACCATTGCGCGAGCGGGGGAGGGCGCAACGATGAAACACTGGGCACACCTCGAACCCATCGAACATCCCGCGTCCATTATGCGCGTGTTCCCCGGCGACGTCCTATTTGGTGATCGTTACGTGTGGTGGACGGTCGTTCAATATCAAAATGGTGTGCCGGTGATCTGCGGAAATCAGGGATTCCCGAAAGGCCAGGAGGTAGGTATTACTCGCGCCGGTTGTGAATCGCTCGCCGCGCTCGGTTTTGAGGTCGTGCGTTTTATTGATCCAGACGGCCGTCATCGCGAGCACGATTTAAAGAGGTTCGCGTGATGCTTCGTCTCATTGCATTTGCGGCATGCATGCTCTGTACGTCGCTGGTGTTTGCCACGCCGTTCTATGCTCCCTTGTGCATGGTTGTTGGTGCGTCTCAGTCGAGCGGTGCTTACGCCTACCCTTTGTGCCCATCGAATTCGGGCGGTGTGATTTGGTATGACATTGCGCCAACTGTTAATGGGCAGCAAGCTGACGCGCAAAACATATCGTCTCTCACTTCGTCGCTTAATACCACGAATGGCAAAGTCAACACGAACACCTCTAACATTTCCTCGCTTCAATCGTCCGTTTCTACGCTTCAATCACAGGTCGCCGCTTTGCAGGCCGATCTGGCAACGCGCACCACGGCCGATCAAGGAGACCAGCTTATTTCCATTATGCAGTACTTAGGTATGGGCATCGCTACGTTTCTCGGTTTCGCGACGAGGATTGCATGACGTTGCAAGATCAAAATCGTCTGCGACCACCACGACGTGCGGAGCGCGCCGTGGTGGTCGTGGTGATTTTGATTTCTTCTCTTTGCCTTACTTCATGCGCATCGGTTTATCGCTCCGTGAATGGTTGTGAACCTATTCACGCCGGTGAAAATGACCTTGGCACCGATTGCCACGCGGTGCTGTGATGCAGATCGATCAGATGAACATGATTATTGATGTGGCACAGTATTTCGGTTTGTTTGTAGCGTTTTTTATTGGTTTTAAGTCGGAGTTTTGACATGACCTACATCGGCGCGTTGTGTCTCTGCTGGTTCACTGGTTTTGCATTTCGTCTTGCGTGGACAGCGTTTCAACGTATGGCCAATTTTTAGATTCCAGTCGGCAACCGCCCCCGATTGGATTATTGCAGGGCGGAAAATTTAGGAGGGTATTTTATGAAGTTGATTAAGAAGGTTGGTCTCGGTCTTGCCGCTTCGTTGGCGTCGATCAGCGCGTTTGCCACCACCAGCGTGGATTACACCACGCTCGCCACTTCGGCCACGACCGAGGCCACCGGCGCAATTTCCGGTGCTATCCCGGTCGGTGGTCTGGTGCTGGCCGCGATGATCGGCTGGAAGGTCTTCAAGCGTTTCGCGAAGGGTTGATCCATGAGTGCCCGCCGTCGCATTGCTGCTTTTTTCTGTCTTGTGGCGGCGGGCCTTTTTCCTGTCGTTTCTACTGCAATCACGCTTGAGGATTTATATCACCAATCGGGCATAGAACGGTTGCCCGCTCGTTTGCCTCAAGTTGCCACGAAAGCAGGCGGCCTTATTGGTCTTACCCGTGCGGCGGCCGGTGGTCCCATCGGTCTTGCCGTTGGAATTGGCCTTGCTTATGTGCAGTATCAGGCCGATCAGGCCGAGGCATTGCGCGTGCAGCTCGGCCAGAAAAACGGAAGCAACTTGCCAGTTCCGTCTGGTTTTAAAGATCAAAACACCCCACTAGACTATGCGACTACACCCGGCACATTGTATAAATTTACCTCGTCTGGCGTCGTGCACGATGGATATAAGTCAGCGGTTGAGGCAGCGGCGAATGCCTGCGCGATTTATCAATTGCCCAGCAATTTGACGACCACTTATGTGGTCACAGGTTTTGATCACTTGTCTAGTAATAATCCGTTGTGTAGTGCGCTTTACTTGCCGTCTGATCCTCCATCGCACGTTGTGATCAGTATCGGCCTTTCTATTGATTCTTATTCAGCGCCCACTTGCCAAGATGGCTACGGCGTCAACGCGCAGAGTCGCTGCGCGCCGATTACCAGTGAAAAGCAACATTGGCCGATGGATGGTCAACCCACGATTCGTCCGAGTTCAAATGGCGGATGGGAGAATCACCCGAGCGAAGCGGATACGCTCAGTGGGCTGTCTAATACCAATCCGACCGTGAATATCAATGGCCTCGATGCGAACGGCAATCCTACTTTGCACACCATCACCGCTAATCCGGATGGTTCCGTTACAGTTAATATCAAGACCGAAATCCCGAATTCATCGGGCTCGAAGGACGTGGATAACCTTTCATTCACCACAAACCAATTTGGTGATGTGACGAGTGTTTCGAATAATGTTTATAACAACACCACGATCAATCAAGTCTCGCCTGTCCCTGCAACCAATCCACAGAACCCGCAGCCCGTGGATTTGAAATTGCCGAGCGACTATGCGCGCGAGCAAACATTGCAATCTGTTGATACCAAGCTCAACGTGGACACCACGGCGTCAACTCAAGTGGATACCGCGACTGCGAATGCGATTTCTCATCTTAAAAGTTCGCCTAGCGATTTCGGGGTGGGTCCCTTTGATCCTAATGTGAACGCGATCCCCGCGCCGCGTAGCGTCTATAGTGCGTTGCCAGATGGGGGAGGGTGCACGGACCCTGTTGTACATTTCGGGTTCCATAATCAATCGATCCCGTTTTGTCAGAACTATGCGAATTGGCGCCCTGTTCTGACCTTCGCGTTTTGGATTATCACCATTGTTTATTGTTACCGGCGCGTGTCCGGTATCGAGGTGGGCTGATATGCAAATATTATCGTTGTTGTTCGCCAAGATTTTCTCGAAGTTTTTCGATTTCTTTGCGGCTACTCAGGCCGCGTCTATGGCGCTTGCCTTCGCTGCTGTTGCTATGTGGCTGAGTGCTTTTTTAGGCCTTTTTGCTATCGTCAATACCTTGGCCGGGGCGGCTAATTTGGTTATGCCGTCGGTGCTGGCAACGGCATGGTCGAGTGTCGCTCCTGCGGGGTGGTCTGCAATGCTTTCAATGATCGGCACCACCGAGGCGACATTGATTGCCTATAAAGCCTGGATGGGCTCCATGACGCCGCTGGTTCGTCCCTGGGACCCGCCCGGCCCATTCAAGGCGTGAGGTATCACCATGCCCGTATATTTACTTTATGGTCGTCTCGGCGCTGGCAAGGGCATCATGGCCGGTCAGCGCATCCTCGATTACATGTCGATGGGTCGTCGCGTCGTGACCAACTTTCCGATTCGTGTGAACCATCTCACTGGCTTCGTGCATCGCAACAAAGCGAAGGCTGTTGTCGAAGTGATACCGGATAGGCCGACAGGTGAACAGCTATGGGCGCTCGGTCGCGGCGGTGCGAATGAAGAAAATGCCGGGCTGCTCGTACTCGATGAGTGCAGCGCATTTCTTAACGCGCGCCAGTGGCAAAGCAAAGACCGCGATTCAATGCTCGATTGGTTCATCCATTCGAGAAAACTCGGGTGGGACGTGATTCTGGTCGCGCAATCTCCGGTGCAGCTCGATAAGCAAGTGCGCGAGGCGATCTGCGAGTTGTACACCTCAATTCGTCGTCTCGATCGCATGAAAGTGCCTGTCCTTAAGCTCAAAATGCCACGCGTTCACATCGCTATTGCGCGCTATGGTAGCGATCCCAACGCGCCTGTCTGCGAGCGTTGGGTGTCACGTGGTGGCCCGATGATTTGGGACCTCTACGACACGCAGTGGATTAGCGTCGAGAATTGCAACTATGGATGGCATTCCGTCATCCCTGCGGGCCATGTTACGAACCGATACCAGCAAGCCACGCCCGAGCAAAAACAGCGGATGCGCATTGAAATCCTGAAAAGTCGCGCACGATACAAGAAAGCCGCCGTGCACGCCGCATAGCATGGATCCGTTTTCTTACCTCGTCTGTTTCCTTCTGGTGATTCAATTCGAGCCTACCAACGTCCCGATCGTCATTGCCACTTCGGCATTTATGCCGGTGTTCTTCTGTGCGATGTGCCAGTGGATTGACAATCAGCTCGCCGAAGGCGGCCGGTGATCGTAGCGTAGCGAAGATAATCACTCTTGCGTCGAGGTCTCCGCGGTTTCCGGTGATCTGTTCGCGTCCTCGATCTTCGATGGCCCGCCACATGCGGACCGCGCCCTAGAGACTTCTTCCTTGTTGGTGTTGTCTGTGGTCTATCGTAACTAGGACTGAAACAAAAAGCCGGGTTTCCCCGGCTAATAATTCACGAACTTTATCTTTAAGTCATACACTTACATTCAGGAAGGCTCAGAAGATTGTTGGGTTCATATCCGTCTGTTTTGGTTTTCAAATATGGCCTATTTTGATGTTCGGCGACCACAACATCTACTTCTTTTCCATTGACCCGAACGAAAAATGAGAATTGATTACTACGAATCGCTTTAATGGCTTTATCGACAGAAAATTTCCTATTGCCATAACTTAATAATCCACTTCCACAATATCCAATGAATTGAATTCTTTCATGAGGGTTTCCTCGATCGCTTTTATTGATGCAATTCACTTCTAAACGAGTAGTCAT